AGCGCATCAACGCAACCCACGTGGCCGACCGACATCGGCAGCACGATCGCCGATGGCACCGTCACTTGGGCAGCGATCAGCAGCGTTTACGAAGAACTGTCGGTACTGGCACCTAACGCCATCATCGAACTGTTCCAGCTGACGCTGGATGCAACACTGCACGGCACAAGCGACACTTATTACTTCCATGCCGGCGTAAACGCCAGTGTTAGCGGCAACATCGTGTGGAACGGCAACTCTTACGTCCGCCTACCAATTCAAGCCGAGGGCTTCGATTATGCCAGCAGCGGTACGCTGCCCAGGCCCACACTGAGTGTGGCTAACCTTGGCGGCGAGATCAGCACTTTAATTTTGCTGGCCAACGCCGTCACACCCGGCAACGACTTAGGCGGTGCAAAGGTCACCCGTATCCGCACGCTGAAGAAATTCCTCGACGGCGAATCCGGCGCCGATCCACACGCAAAATTTCCGGACGAAATCTGGTACGTAGATCGCAAGTCTGCAGAAACTCGCGACATTGTGCAGTGGGAGCTGGCCAGCAAGCTGGACATGGCCGGCATGATGATCCCCAAGCGACAACTGATCGCCAACATCTGCCAATGGCGGTACCGCTCCAGCGAGTGCGGCTACACCGGCAGCAACTACTGGAACGCCAACGATCAACCAGTAGGCAGCCTTGCTGCTGATGCCTGCGGCAAACGGCTCGGGTCCTGCAAATTGCGTTTCGGCGCCACGTCACCGCTGCCTTTTGGCAGTTTCCCTGGCGTGGGCTTGACGGAATGAAACTAGGCACGACGCTACAGACCGAAATCCTCGCCTACGCGCAGGCGTGCGATCCAAAAGAAATGTGTGGCTTGATCCATGTGGTCAAAGGCCGCAAACGTTTTTATGCCTGCGCAAACATCGCCGAGACGCCTGACGAGCATTTCGTGCTGAACCCTGCCGACTACGCAGCCGCCGAAGATTTGGGCGAAATCGTTGCCGTGGTACACAGCCACCCAACAAGCCGCCCGGTCGCATCTGCCGCCGATCAACTGAGCTGCAACGCCACCGGCCTGCCTTGGATCATCGTCAACCCAAAGACCGAGCAGTGGGGCGGTTGCGAGCCAAAGGACTTCGAGCTGCCATATGTAGGCCGCGAGTTTGTATTTGGCGTGGTGGATTGCTACAGCTTGTGCCGCGACTGGTACAAGCGCGAGTTCGGACTGGAACTAGCTGATTTTCCACGACGGGACCGCTTTTGGGAACGCGGCGAGAACTTGTACGTCGATGGGTACAAGTCCCAAGGTTTTCGGAAGGTTCCGTTTGAGGAGCTGCAGTACGGCGACGCGATCCTGATGCAGCTTGGCGCTGACCTGCCCAACCACGGCGCCATTTACCTTGGCGACCAGCAGATTTTGCATCATGTGCAGGGGCGGCTATCTAGTCGAGACGTGTACGGCGGCTACTATGTAAAGAGCACTGCCATGGTCCTGCGGCATGAAAGTCGTTAAGGTCTACGGCACCCTCCGTAAGCTCCTTGGCGGACGATGCCGGTTCGAGTTTGAGGTTGATACACCAGCCCAAGCGCTGAAAGCGTTGTGCGTCAATTTCCCAGGCCTTGACAGGTGGCTGATGGACCGCGAAGCCGAAGGCACCGGCTTCCGCGTCACGGTCGGCCGCGACGCGATCACGCAAGAGTCACCCGAAGCACTGGTACTGCCTTGGTCCGAACGCGAGGTCTTTAGCATCACGCCGGTGATCTGCGGCGCCGGTCAAGGCTTCGGGCAGGTGCTGGCTGGTATTGGTCTGATCGCATTGGCGATTGTTGCCGGTCCCGCCGGTGCTGGTTTCCTTGGTCTTGGGGCTGGCTTTATCTCAGGCGCTACAGCAAGTGCAGTCTCAGTCGCTCTTGGCGGCCTCGGCGCCAGTCTGCTTCTTGGCGGCGTCGCGCAGATGATCTCACCGCAGCAAAATATGGGCGCTCTAACCAGTGGCCGCGAGGCAGCCCGCCTGGAGAGCTTCACTTTTTCGGGAATTGTAAATACGTCGAAACAGGGACTACCTGTTCCGGTGGCCTACGGGCGTCTTTTTGTTGGCTCGGCCGTTATCAGCAGCGGCCTCGACGTTAATCAAACCGTATGACTTACCCCGTAATCCAAGGTGCAGGTGGTGGCGGCGGTGGTAGCGGCTGTTTTCCGAACTACACGCTTATCAGCGTCCCAGGCGGCCAACGCCGGATCGACTCACTGGAGCCCGGCGAAATCGTCCTGAGTTTTGACGACCGTGGCCAGATTCACCCGGCGAAGATCCTCAAGGTCCATATACACGAAGACCAGCCAATCAAGCGCTACCACCTGTGGGGCGGCACGCACTTAGATGCGACACCCAACCACTGGGTGCTGAACCAGTTCAACGCCTTCGTCTGCATCGACACGCTTGACGCAGATGACTGTCTGGTCGACGGCCTCGGCCACCTGCGTCCGATCCTGCGCAAAGACGAACTGGAGCGCGGCACTGTTTACAACCTGACGGTCGAAGGCCAGCACACCTTTATTGCCGACAACATCCGCGTCCACAATGCAGGCCTCGGTGCGACGATCGCAGGTGCAGGCGGGGGTGGCGGCGGCGGCAAAGGCGGCGGTGGATCACAAAGCGTTCCAACTGAAGCTGATGACTCGCTGCAGTCAGTCCAATACGCCAGCGTCCTCGATCTGCTGTGCGAAGGCGAGATCCAAGGCCTCGACAACGGCTTGAAGAGCGTCTATCTGGATGGTACGCCCATCGTTGGGCCAGGTGGCAGCAGCAACTTCAGCGGCTATACCACTGACTTCCGCACTGGCACGCAAGCCCAGACCTACATCGCCGCTACCGGCGGCACAGAGTCTGAGAACACCGTCAATGTTGAGGTAACAAACGCAACGCCCGTCGTTCGCACGATCACCGACACCGACGTGGATCGCGTGCGGGTGACTATCCAACTGCCAGTGTTGCAGATTATTGAAGACGACGGTGACATTATCGGCCACAGTGTCCGCATCCAGCTGCAAGTGCAATACAACGGCGGCGGTTATACCACGGTTGTAGATGACACAATCAGCGGCAAAACCACCAACAGCTATCAGCGCGATTATCTGCTGACATTTAGCGGTAGTTTCCCTATCGACATTCGCATGGTGCGTGTGTCTGCCGATGAAAGCAGTGCCCGTCGCCAAAACCGCACCTTCTGGTTCAGCTATACAGAAATCCTCGACGAAAAACTGAGATACCCAAACTCAGCACTGTCGTTCCTGCGGTTTGACTCGCGCCAGTTCGACAGCATCCCGACGCGGAAATATCTGATCCGCGCCACGAAGGTGCAGCTGCCGTCCAACGCAACTGTCGACACTACCACCTATCTCGGCCGCGTCACTTATGCCGGCGTATGGGATGGCACCTTCGGCGCCGCCACGTGGTGCGCTGACCCCGCGTGGTGCTTATGGGACCTGATCACCAATACCCGCTATGGAGCGGCTATTCCTGCTGCCACGCTCGACAAGTTTGACTTTTACGCCATCAGCCAATACTGCAACGAACTGGTCAGCAACGGCTTCGGTGGGCAAGAACCACGTTTTCAGTGTCACCTGCTACTGAACAATCGCGACGAAATTTACAACGTCATCCAAGAGTTTGTCTCGCTGTTCCGAGGCATCGCTTACTACGGCGCCGGCTCGATGGTGGTTTTGCAGGACAAACCAGCCTCCTCGCAGTATCTCCTGGGACCCAGCAACGTTATCGACGGCAACTTCAGCTATTCGGGCAGCTCGCAAAAAGCACGGCATAGCACGGCCACCGTTGCTTACCAGACCTACGACAGCCTTGGGGAAGTCCAGTTCGAGTATGTCGAAGACTCCGACGCTGTATCTAAGTACGGGGTCATCAACAAAGAAATCAAGGCCATGGGCTGCTACAGCCGTGGCCAAGCACACCGCCTCGGCAAATGGGCCCTACTGGCCGAGCAAAACCTGACCGAAACCGTCAGCTTCTCTGTTTCACTGGAGTCGGGCATCATTTTGCGCCCTGGTATGGTGATCGACATTGCCGACCCGGTCAAGTCAGGCAGCCGTCGCTCAGGCCGCATCAGCAGCGCCACTACCACAGCCATCACAGTCGATTCCACGGTCGGACTTCCCACAACTACAGCTAACTCCCCAACCATTAGCGTGTTGCTGCCAACCGGCTTGGTTGAGACACGCTCGATCAGCAGCATTGCCGGCAGTGTATTTACTGTTAGCAGCGCATTTAGCGAAGCACCTAACGCAGAAAGCGTCTTTTTAATCCAAACCACCGACATCCAATCCAACCAGTTCCGCGTGTTGTCGGTCACCGAAGGCGAAGCTGGTGCGTTCAGCGTCACAGCGCTGACGTACAACAGCAGCATCTACGCCGCGATCGAAAGCGACCTGTCGCTCCAGTTCCGCGACATCAGCAACCTGTCGGCCATCCCCGACGCCCCCGGATCAATTACCGCCGTCGAGCACCTTTACGAAGACGGCCAGAGTGTCCTTACTGCTGTTGAATTGAGCTGGATCAGTCCGGTGCAGCGCGTCGCGGGCTTCCGCGTCGAATATCGGATCGACAACAACAACTGGATCCAGATCAACACGACTTCGCCCTCAACACGGCTTACTGGCCTGCGTGCCGGTACGTTGTACGTACAAATCCGCAGCGTCAACAGCCTCAACAAACTGAGCGTTGCCTCAACGGCACAGTTCACGCTGGTCGGCAAAACCGCCCCTCCAGGCAACGTCCAGAACCTGACCATCGAACCGATCAGCGCCAACAGCGCCCGCCTGCGCTGGGATCAGACTGTTGACCTTGACGTCAAAACTGGCGGCCGCGTCCACATTCGCCACACCAACCTGACCAACGGAAGCGGCACCTGGAGCAACAGTGTCGACCTGATTCCAGCCAAATCAGGCGCCTCGACAGAAGCCATCGTGCCGCTGGTCGAAGGCGAAATCTTGGTCAAGTTCGAGGATGACGGCGGCCGCCAAAGCCCGCAAGAAGCCAGCGTGATCGTCGATTTCCCCGATGCTGTTGGGGCGTTGATTATCCAACAACGCCGGGAAGATCAGGATGTGCCGCCATTCCAAGGCGCAAAAACCAACACCTTTTACAGCGAAGACCTTGATGCACTGGCACTGGATGCGGACGGCCTATTTGACGACATTGTCGATTTTGATCTGATCGCTACGCTTGACTTTTTCGGCGACATCGAAGTTTCTGGTGAGTACGCCTTTACCAGCACGCTTGACCTCGGCGCGGTGTTCTCGCTGGATCTACGCCGCTACTTCGTCACCCGTGGCTTCCTGCCAAGCGATCTGATCGACAGCCGCAGTGGGCTTGTCGATGATTGGTCCGACTGGGACGGCGGCGTGATCGACGCGGTCAACGCCAAGCTATACCTGCGCCGCACACCAGACAATCCTGCCGGCACCCCAACTTGGTCCGGCTGGCAGGAGTTCGTTAATGGCACATTCTTGGGGCGTGGCTTCCAGTTCAAAGCCGAACTGACAAGTTCCGATCCTGCTGAGAGCATCCTTGTTGACGAACTCGGCTACGACGCCACCTTCCAGCGGCGTAGCGAGCAGTCTGTCGGCACCGTCACCAGCGGCGCTGGGACTGCATCAGTCGCGTTTGACAAGGCGTTTTTCACCGGAACAGCCAGTCTCGGCGGCGTTAACGCTTACCTGCCCAGCATCGGCATTGTGGCCCAAAACCTGGCTACTGGCGACTACTTCAACGTCACCAACGTCAGCAACACCGGCTTCGATGTGACCTTCAGAAACAGCGCCGGCACTGCGGTTAGCCGCAATTTCCTATGGAGTGCCGTGGGATTTGGCAAGGGCGTCTAAAGTGTAAACATTGCCTGCTTCCGATTCGTGGCACAACACGACTACGTCATCGCCAACGGCACTGGTGCTGCCGTCCGCTCTGACCTGAACAACGGCCTCGCCGCAATCGTCAGCCAGAACAGTGGCGCCACAGAGCCGGCGACGATGTACGCCTATCAGCTCTGGGCGGATACGACGACCGGGCTGCTCAAGATTCGCAACGCCGCAAACAACGCTTGGATCACGCTGAGGCGGTTGGATGGCGCCTACACAGACATCACACTGAACGCCCAGGCTGATCTTCGTTTTGCTGATTCAGACAGCAGCCACTGGGTCGCCTTTCAAGCGCCGGCAACGATCGCCAGCAATGTGACCTGGACGCTGCCAAGCGCAGATGGCACCAGTGGACAAGCGCTTACCACCAACGGTAGTGGCACCCTGAGCTGGGGGGCGGCCAGCCAGTGGACGACGACTGGCAGTGACATTTACTACACGACAGGCAAAGTAGGGATTGGCACTACTTCGCCTAGCTCAAATCTTCACGTTCAAACAGGCAACGGTGTTACCGCAACGTTGAACCTAAATAACGGAGACGGTAACGGCACCATTTCGCAAATCAATCTCGGTTACACCGCAGATCCAGATCACGGGAACATTACTTACGACGGTAACTTAATGTTCAAAAATGCCGCTAATACTGAGCGGATGCGAATTGATAGCTCGGGACGCCTGTTAGTTGGCTCATCTTCTGCGCGTGCCAATTTCTTTAATTCAACAGACACGGCTTTAGTTCAAGTTGAAGGAGCAAATAATAATGCCCAGCGTTATGCGGGACATATTTATGGTGTCGCAGGAGCAGGCGGTCCTTGGCATATCTTTGCAAAACATCGCTCCAATTCTATTGGGGGTACAACCGTTGTCATTGCAGATG